GTCTTTGAATTGTTATGTTAGTTTTGTGGACGCAATTAGTACATAGGAGGAGTAATGCCACATATAGGTAATCAAGTCGGCTCTAGTTTTTCATCAAGACCTGCTACACAAGAGTTCAACGGAGATAACTCTACAACGGTCTTTACGTTAAACCAGACTGTTACCCAAGAAGACATAGTAGTCAGCGTTGACGGTGTAATACAAGAGAGTGTAGACGCATTCACTGTACCAAATGGGACAAGTCTTACATTTACAGAAGCACCCTCAAGTGGCACAGGTAATATCTTTGTAATTTATCTTGGTGCAACTGATGTAAGCACAACTATACCTGTTCAGAACAAAGGCAACTTTAAGAATGGCGGTATGTTTAGAACAAACTCACAAACTGTAGATGTAGATACAACGATAGAAGCAACAGAGAATGCGACAGCAACTGGACCTCTGACAGTATCTTCTGGTGTAACCATCACAGTAAACTCTGGAGGTAATCTAGCAATCATATGAGCAACCTTCTAGTACAGAATATCAAGCACACTAATGGTACTACGGCTGCAACTGTGGATAGTGTAGGGCGTATGCAACTTCCTCAACTTCCTCATTTTCATGGTAATAGATTAGGGTTATCTATTGAAGAAAGATTGGCAAACGTAAACTATAATGTTGTGAGAGATAATTATAGTGGGTGGAACTCCTCTAACCATCAATACACCATACCAGTAACAGGTGTATACCTTTTTAATTTTCATAATATAGGTTCCAGTAATACATCTACAAATGTTCAATATAATAAATTACAATTTGTAAGAAGTGGGTCATCGACAGATATAGCTTGGGCATATCAAAGTAATGATTCTTTACATGAACAAATAGCAATGAGTGCAACGTATCATCTTCAAGCTAATGACCTTGTTCAAATACTAAACTCAAGTGGTACTGTTTATAGTAGCTACTATAACACTTTTTCAATTTGTTTTATGGGGTAAAATTATGTCACAAGAAATGCAAACATTCAGATACCACAGAAATAAGTTGCTTGAGGAAAGTGACTGGACAGTTATGCCAGATAGTCCTCTCTCTGACAGCAAACAAACGGAATGGAAAACATACAGACAAGCGTTAAGAGATATGACTAAAACAGCAAGCCCAAAACTAAATGCCGATGGCATGTTTGACCCATCCTCAGTAACCTTCCCAACAAAACCTTCATAGGATAAGACAATGGCAAGTATATTAAAAACCGATAAAATCGAAGGAGTGACCGCAAGCGGTACTGTGCAGATGCCAGCTGGTCATGTTATACAGTCTGCATTTCATCAATGGAATACTGAAACGTCAACATCATCTACATCTTTTGTCACTGTAACGGGTTCAGAATTTAATTTTACTGCTAAATCTTCCACAAGTTTACTGCACGTTCGATTTGATGTTAGCACAAATTTTAAAAGAAATGATGTTAATGCTGGAGGTACTTTAAAAATATTGATTGATGGGTCTGATATTACTGGTTCGCCAATACAAGGTTACATGTTTTATATAAATCAAGACAATAATCCTGTTGAATTTTATGGATATGAAGGTTTTGAAACAGAAATATCAGCAACCAATACAAGTCAAAAAACAATTAAGTTACAAACAAGAAATTATACAAGTGGAAATAGTAATTTAGTAAGAATAAATCAAGGAGGTTATTTTTACAGTTCAATTAAAGTACAGGAGATAGCCCAATGAGTACACTCAAAGTCGATACAATACAGGGCAAGACAACGGCATCTAATGTCATCATGCCTACAGGTCATGTATTACAGGTTGTTAAATCATCAAGAAACGCTACCTCTCATGAGTCTTTTTCAAACACAAGTTTTGCTACTTCAACTTTAAGTCTATCTCTTACTCCTAAAGCATCTGGAAATAAAGTTTTCGTGCAATGTCATATAGGAATGGGTGAAAAAACAACAAGTAACGCAGCACAAACGGCTCTTTATATAGATGGGTCTAATGTATCTGCTTCAAACTCAGGTAGCGATTATTACTGGTCTGGTTATTGGAATACAACATACAATTATCATGGAGCAAGTGGTTTTTATGAATACACTACAGTGGACACAAATGCTCATACTTTTGCACTTTATGTTAGAGTTACAGGGGGAGCTTTCAACATACACCATTCAAGTTCAACTGTATTAATCGCAACAGAAATACAATCTTAGGAGAAAACAATGACAACAATAGCAAACGCAATATCAGCATTAGGTATTACAGAGTGGGTACTCAGAGGAGAGCCTACAAGTGAAGCAGAGTTTAACGCTATGTTTCGTAAAGTTACTGGAGCAGATAAAAATGGTTCAGCTATCGAGAGCGATAAACCTTCAGACTTTGGTACTACATGGAAAGCTGTATCTGACAAAAAAACAGAGCTAGTTAATGCAGAGCCAATGCGATTGCTAAGAGTTGAACGCAATAGATTACTTGCTGAAACGGATTGGCTAGGCAATTCAGATGTTACTATGTCAACTGCCTGGAAAACTTACAGAAAAAATCTGAGAGATTTGCCAGCAAGTGCGAAACCAAAGCTATCTGCCGATGGGTCGCTAGATATGTCTAGTGTTACCTGGCCCACAAAGCCAAGCTGAAATGACAAAAGCATTAGAGCGAATAGTTAAGCTTGAAACTGAAAATCATATACAGTTCAAGGAAATTTTTTACAGATTAAAGCGACTAGAGATGGTGCTGGTCGGTGGCATGGGTGCTGTTATGACAATGCTCATTACAGTTTTATTTCAAATACATTAGATTAACCGGGGGGATCTATGCTTGGGTTTGGGGTTGGTGAGGCCATCGCAGCTGCGGCGGCTTTCAAGAGTGCTGTTGACGCGATAAAAAGTACAATTAATAGCGCAAGGGATGTGCGCGATATTGCGTCAAGTATCGATCAGCTGCTTGATAGCAAGGCTAGAATTGATCGTGCAAAAAGTAAAAAAGCTGCACCTGGACAATTCTCGCTTAGTTCTATTGCGTCGGAAACAATAGATGCAAAGTTGGCCGAGGAAGAATTATATCAAATAAAAGTGTTAATAGATAACAGGTTTGGCCATTCAACTTTCCAAGGAATTGTTGATGAACGAAAGAAACGCATCAAAGAATACAATGAGGCAGAGCGTAAACGATTAGCAGCAAAAGCAAAGCGCCGGAAAGAATTAATGAATGATCTTAAAATGTTTGCTTACATTTTCTGCGGTGCTGTTGTCGTGCTTGTGGCTGTTGGTGTCTATTTCACCTATGCAAAGTAAATCGGAGGTAAACGATGATCGCATATCTTATGACCTGGTTAAAAGGGTTAGGAAAACCGCAGCCGGTAGAAGTCTTAACGAATACTACTGCATCTACATCAACCAAGAAAAGGGGCAGACCAAAGCAATCCAAGTCGGCAGCTGGCAAGACTGTCCAGCGCAAGAAAAATAAATGACTCCGGAAAACCTAGATCGCTGGAAGATTATTCCCAGGTTAATGATGATTATAATGACCGGTGTGTATATCCGCTGCATCGAGTGGGCGCTTAGTCAGCCAGATCTAACCACACAACAAGCAAGTCTTATATCAGTTGTAACGGGGGCCATGACCGGATCGCTGGCGGTGTTTCTCAACCAAGAGTCAAGGAGCAAAGATGAGTAAAAAACTTTATGACAAGCTGACCAAGCGGCAGCAAAAAACAATGCAGCGTCATTCTAAACATCACACCAAGAAGCACATGCAAGCCATGACTAAAAGCATGGCAGTTGATAAATTAACATTCGGCCAGGCACACAAGGCAGCAATGAAAAAGGTAGGGGCATGATAGGCAGCATCGTCACCGCAGTGTCCGGTCTAGCATCCAGCTGGATCGAGGGTAAGACGGCGATACAAAAAGCAAACGCGCAGATCAAAATGAAAGAGGCAACCGGAGAGATCGATTGGGATCTTGCAGCAATGCGCGCCTCGCAGTCATCTCTCAAAGACGAATGGTTGACTTTGCTTTTTAGTATTCCTCTGGTGCTAAGCTTTTGTGGGTCGTGGGGCAGAGAAATCGTAAAGGATGGGTTCGTTGCGCTTAGCGAAATGCCGGAGTGGTATCAGCTAACCATCGGTATAATTGTTAGCGCCAGTTTTGCCACCAGATCTGCATCTAAATTTATCAACATGAGGAAGAAGAAATGAAGAAAAATTTTGAAAGTTGCATGGTGATGCTGCTTGAGAACGAGGGCGGCTACCAAGACGACGATCGCGATCCTGGCAATCATGGCGATGGATACGGCAATCCTGGATCAACTAATTGGGGAGTCACAGCGAAAGTATACGCGCAATTTACCGGTCAACCAGCAACCAGAGAGATTATGAAATCGTTAAAAAAAGAGGATGTCTATCCGGTCTACAAAGAGTTGTACGCTGACAAAATAAAATTCGATGAACTGCCGTCCGGGGTCGATTGGGTCACGTTTGATTTTTGTGTGAACAGCGGAGTATCTCGCGCAGCAAAGGCGCTGCAAGCAATAGTATCAGCAAAAAAGGATGGTCTAATTGGCAGCAAGACTATAGCAGCTGTCGAGCAAAAAGATCCGAAAGAAATCATCGATGAGATGCACGATCTGCGGCAAGATTTCCTGGAGGGTTTATCGACGTTCAAACACTATGGTCGAGGCTGGACAACCAGGAACGCACACGTCAAAGATACGGCCTTGGATATGGTGTGACCACCGCAAAACCACCGCAAAATAGATGCAAACTCATGCAACTAGATGCAAATAGGAATCACTTTTGTTTGCATTAACTTGCATATATTTGCGTGTATTTGCGCCAGTTTGCACTCGGAGTGAATTTTCAAGTCCTATCACCCGCACCAAAACTTTCCATATATTACAATAACTTAACTGGAATACACGTAAAACCACCGCAAAAATCACCGCAGTCTTGTTTGACATTGTTGACTCTTTGAGTCATTATCAATGAAATTTTAATCAAGTTTCCTAAAAGAATGTGGAGGTTCAATATGGAAAAAGTTATTGAGAGCAGCGGTGAGAAATCGCAACAACTAAAGCAGCTGTACGATCTAACTACAAACACAACAAGCATGATCGTGCATACAAACAAGAATCAAAAAATAGTATTGTCACAAGCGCAGCTGGAATTGATCCGGCGCGGTATAAATCAGTGTGTCGATACTGACCCCTCTATCTATCTATAGGGGGGATCGATGCTGACAAAAGAAGAAACAAATAAACTCGTTAGATTTTATCCCAGCGTTCTAAAACGTGGTCAGAAAAAACCGCACGTTGTTGATGGTAGAAAATATGGGCTCAAAGAAAAATGGTTTGCAACAAAAGAGGAGGCGCTAAATTACGCAGCTGAGATCTCAGAAAATTTTACAATGCACACGTCCGGCAAGGCTGGCAAAACACTGCGTAAGATTTTTGATTGCGGCCAGTGCGAAACTGAAAAGAACTGTTGCTATAAAAAAGTAAGACGTAAAAGCGTTCAGAACGGCGAACTCCGAGAGCATAGTTTCGAGAACTCGATGCGCGATATGAACTTCTTTCTCAACATCAAGATCGATGGCAAGAAAGTCGGTGACATGACGGCGCTAGAATTTTACAGCAACCCGGCGCAAGTTTATGAATGGATCGTTCCGGCAACACAGAAAAACAGAGTCCTAAAAACTGTAAAAAATTATTGGGCCAGCTACACGCATTTCAATTCGTTTTGTGTCTTGGCTGGTTATGCCGATCACAATATCTTTCGTGACACGCGACCAAAGAGCGGCGGCAAAGAGAACACAAAGTCGGACAAGATCGAGAGAGTGCAGCGCGATGTTGTCGAGCGGATCCTCGAGCAGCTACCGACCGGCAACAGCAATCAGCT